ATGGCGAATAACACCTATTACAACGAGATCTTAACGGAGCATAATATTCGGCCCCTCCATAAATATAAGATGGAGGGTGCGGATTTTTCGCTGGAAGGAGTGAATCCGAGCTGTGGTGACGATATTGTTCTTTACTTGAAACTTGATCAGGATGAAAAAATTGTGGAAGCCAGTTTTGACGGAGACGGTTGTGCCATTTCTCAAGCGAGCAGTGACATCATGTGTGACCTGATTATCGGAAAGAAGAAGGATGAGGCTCTTCGTCTTTCCGAGATTTTCCTTCGGATGATTCGGGGAAAGATCACGGAAGAAGAGAAGGAAGAGCTGGAAGAGGCGGGGATTCTCGAGGATATTTCCCATATGCCGGCCCGTGTGAAGTGTGCGGTTTTGGCATGGCGAACCATGGATGAAATTTTTCAGGACGCTGCCGAAGGAAAGATTGACAAGTATAGCGGAAAGTTTGATTAAAACCATAGTTTGATTCATTTATAAGTGATTAACTTGTTTTTTACCTCAAGATGAAGCCAGTGACACAGACCTGTTTGATTTTTCAATTTAGGACAGTTTGATTTTATAATAAACTGCTTGCTTTTTAGAGAATCTTGTGTTAAGCTAAGCAAGCTGTTTTTGACGAGGTGTGATAATGGTAGTCGGCCAGCCTGGAAAGTTGGTGCTCACGTACGTGGGTTGTGGGTTCAAGTCCCATCCTCGTCGCTATTTTGGAAGTCTAGGATTTAAGCCAATCGGCTTAAAAACCTAGACTTTCTGCATGTCTACAAGCTTTTATTTCAAGCAGTAGTACTTCCCTATAAAGCAGTAAAATTGTATATGTGGTGACCACGAAAGTGACCACGAATTTCTATGCTTTTTTCAGAGCTTTTCCGATGTGCTTTAAATACTTTTTAGAGTTGGATTTTAGGTCTTCATCCAGCGCTTTTCTGTAAATATTTTTCATCACGCTATCAGATTTCCAACCACCTAATGTAAGAATAATAGAGTCGGGTATGCCTAGCGTATGTGCCTTAGATGCAAAAAATGACCGTAAGCGATGTATTCCGAACCGAGGTAGACCAAGGTTAGCCTCAACTCGTAACATGACCTCATAGGGGCGTTTAAGGTGTCCCTCGTAGATGTGGCCTTGTTCTCGAATCCTTTTAGCAAGCTCTGTAGGAATGGGAACCTTACGATTACTCTTTTCAGTCTTTGTAAATTTCTGAATGATCCAATCGCCGTCAGAGGTTTGAACTTTTGCCTTATTTATTGTGATGATATTATCGTCTGATAAATCATCGATAGTCAAAGCTCCAATCTCAGACCGTCTGAGACCCATTGTGGCAAGATACAAAGGTACCCAGTGTTTCCGGTATTTAGGAACCCTGTCTATTTCAGCAAATAACGCCTGTACCTCCGCTTCAGATGGAGTATAGATATCGGTTCTCTCTTTTCTAGGTAATTTGGTTCTCACTACAAATTCGGGCCGGAATTCCTTAAGCACGGAAACAATGAGCCCATGCCTGTTGTAAATCGTCTTAGGCTTAGCTTTATCCACCATGTTATTTATGACCTTTGTTATATCGTGTTGCTCTATCTCATAGAATGGTAAACCCGTGAAAGAATCCGGAATGCCTTTTAGTGTGGCTTTATACCCTCGTACCGTACTGGCAGAGAGGACTTTTTCTTTAGAATCAATATATTCATTTGCAAAGTCAAGAAATGAGCCTTCTTTCTTTCCCTTGTTATTCTTTTTAATCTCATCACTATATTCCTGGATTAGGCGAGCCTCTTCCTGCTTTGTGGGTTTCCGATCCGTAGTGATAGAGTACTTCTTTCTGTTTATGGTGAAGCGGATTCTATAGTGACCGCTTTTCAATTTTTCTATGGCCATAGTATCCCTCCTGCTTAAAAATTGGCAAACTAAATAAAAGGTTGATGTAAGGTCCCTGTCTACTTATCTTTCAAGTTATAATCATTAAGGTCGACATCGATGAGACGAATAGATGGAGCGTTAACACCTAAATCGCTTAAGTAGGCAGCAGGATCTATTTTGTCGAGAGGAGAGGGCACAGGGAAAGCTTCTCCGTCTTCTCTTAAGCCTTTGGGCTGTAAAGCAAGGCAGTCCTCAGCCATAGCTATAGCATCGTCCAGATCGTCTCCGCAGGTGGCCACATCAAAATCAGGGAATAAAACCGAGAATCTTCCGCTGTCGTCCTTATGAAATATTGCCGGATAAATGTATTTCATGTTTTTATCCTCCTACTTTCTCCAGTAAAGCCTCCTGCAGTACCTGGGAGAAGTTTATGCCTTGTGCCAGAGCTTTCTCATTTAGCCACTCCGGAATAGTAAGGGTTTTCTTTATAGCCTTATTCAAATTCTGCTTTCTATATCTTTCTGTATCACAGGAGATAAAGTTTTGGAATTCTCCTGCTTCTAAAGAAAGACTTTTAGACGGTGCCGGAATGGCCAAGCCTTTATCTTCATAGCTAACTAGTGTCATGGCCAAAACATCTTCTGCCATATAGAGGGCGTCTCCTAAATCGTCTCCACAAGTGTAGCAGCTTTCCAAGTCGGGGAAGTTTACGGAAAACTGTCCGTTGTCTTCTGGGGTAAAAACTGCAGGATAAACGTATTTCATATATTTTCTCCTTCCGGAAGAGGGGCTATCTCAGCCCCGCATCCTTTAAAATTCTGTTTAGCGTTCCGGTTGCTATCTCTTTCGATTGGTGCCTCGGTAGTCTGAAGCTTTTCCCTGTGATTTCGCTGTACCATTCGTCATGCTCTTTGCCATGCTCTACTAGGTAGCAACCATTTTTCTTCAAGAGTTTACTTAGTTCTGAAACTTTCATTTTCTTTCTCCTCTCTTAATACATATTATACACGTGCAATATACGTATGTCAAGAGAAATAAAAAAATACCCCTAGTTTCGTCGCTGATCAGGCGACTACTTCTAGGGGTGTTGTTATGGACTCATGGTCGGCGAGCTTACAGTTCGCTTAAACGCTAATTCGATTGCATGAGTATACAGCGCATTTCTGCCTGTGCCTATATTATCGGCTAAAAACGTATAAATTACAATACAAGAAAACAGTACTCTTAGTTTAACAAGCGTTTTTCCCAATCGATTGGAAATCCAATATGTTTGAGTTTTATATCATTCTTATACTTTTTAATGAGTGTAACAATATGGTGCCCTACAGAATTATTCCATTCTTCCGGGATAGGATAAAGCAACTTTAATGTGTAAATCTGTGTGAAAAGTCGACGATCATTAGCAGTGTTGTCACCATTTGGATAGCTGGGAAGCGATGAAAACTTCCAATTGTATAATCGCGAATAGTGCGCGCATCGGTTTCGCAAATCGGTTGCGCAACGTAGCCACCCGCTTAATTTCTCATAATGGAGATGGATTAAGGTGGTATTTAGCTCTTTTTTATCTTCTGTTTTCATTCCGGAGTAAAACTGTGATAACGTACCAAAAGAGAAGTAGTCAACGATAACCCAAAAAGGTAAGTCTTTTCCGTAGTTACGGAAGTGGTGTATAACAACCGGGGATCTGCTGTTATTCTGCTTGCATTTTTCAATTTCTTTTAGAAAAGTTTCGTGGTCAAACTTTTCGCTAAAATTTTGATTGTTTAAATATCCTAGCGGAGAGTATTTCAACGAAAAATAATGTGCAATTCTTGTTCTCATACTTACTTCTATTTTTTCAAGTGTTTTTTGTAAAATGGATCGCATTTCAGAATCAAATTCATATATTGAGGCAACAGTGGAGAATTGCAATTCGTTATCACATAGGTTTGAGTTAGTGTTTAAAAAAGGAAATATATACCCAGAGATTCTGTAGTAATTGACATTTGTTAGAAAAGATATTGTGGAATCATCTGGAATAATATTTCTTGACTTTAAAATATCTATTTGCTCTTGGAATTCTTTTGCGGGCTTTATACTTTTAAACAAAAAATGGCCTCCCTTGGGACACATTGCGAAGAGGTGTGGGAGGTACTGTCACGTGATAATTTACCACCTACCTATGCCTGTGTCAATTAATATCTACATTTTTGTGAAATATAGTTACCGTATTATGCAATTCTACTTCCTATTAGTTCCTTTTGTCCAGTCCGACGTACTATTTCCTGAGGCCTGAACGAATCGTTCACCCCTATAGAAAAATTTTATAGCTTAGCCCTATTTAAACACAAGAACAAACGTTCTATAATATGATTATCGCTATCTTAGTTGTGCAGCAGGGGAGAGGTTATGAAGGATGAAATCATTGCTTTACTCAGTGGGCTGTCAGAGGGTGAATTAAGAAGGATCTATATATTCATTCTCCACTTCCTAGGCGGGCATTAGTCCCGTCTTTTTTCTTGCTCTTTTGCGGCAAAGATTTTCACTACTTTCTCGAGTAAGCCCCACTCATCTGAATTAAGTTCTGCAAGTGTTGAGATAAATCGTTTTCTAAAATCATTGGATTCTAGGGATAGAGCGTCACTCATAAAAGCTACAACCCATTTTTCTTCACGATCTTCGGTATACATACTACCCTCGCCAGTGCGGAGCCATGTTTCTGATACGGAAAATATTCTACATATTAGGGAGATAGCGGAGCCACTAGGTTCAGTTCTTCCCGTTTCATATCCAGCGATATTGTTTCTACTTATTTTTAATCTATCTGCAAATTCTTGCTGTGTAAGTTTTTCTGCTTTTCTTAACTTTTTAAGTCTATCTTTAAATCCCATGCTCGAAACCACTTCCCAGGCAGGCATTAGTCCTGTCTTTTTTCTTGCTCTTTTGCAAATAATTCTTTTGCCTTTTCTTCTATAAATCTCCATTCGTCAACGGAAAGAGAGGACAACATGGATATAAAGCGTTTTCTAAAATCTTCCGTTTCTGCGGCTAACACATCGCCCATAAAGGCGGCAATCTGTTCTTCTCTTGCTGTATCAGAGAACATTTCCCCTTCCCCTGTACGGAGCCATGTTTCCGATACGGAGAATGTTCTACAGATAAGGGAAATGACTGACTCCGAAGGTTCAGACCTTCCAATATCATAATTAGAGATTGTGCTTCTTTTAATTTTCAATGCATCTGCAAACTCTTGTTGCGTTAGATTTTTCGCTATTCTTAATTCTCTTACTCTATCGCTAATCTTCATAACCACACCTTCTTTCTACGCATGAGTATATAAGAGGGGAAATAAATCGTCAAGAATAAAATGCGTTATAAACGCAAAAAGTTATTGACAAATGCGTTTATACAGCTTAATATTGCGATATAAACGCAAAATAAAGCGTAATCGTTACATGAGAAAGAAGGTGATAGCAAAAATGGATTCTACAGTTTCGGCAACAGAGAAGGACATACTGAAAACATTTAAAGAAATCCTCCCGAAAATGGACAGAGAAAGCAAAGCTTACCTGCTCGGCTACGGAGAAGGTTACAAGAAGAAAGCGGAAGAAGCTGAAAAGGAACAAGCAGATGAGGGGGAAGAGGAGCAACAATGACCCCGGAAAAGTTCAATAAGCTACAAAGCAAGGCGTGGGTGCTCGTTATGGAACACCTAAAGTACCTTGATTCAGAAGAAAAGGGATCCGCGAGCTGTAAGGATAGAATTTCTAGTATTACAGAAGTGGACCGAATCGAAACAGCGGAAACACTATTTAGTGAAGCTGCTTTATTTCAATGCATGGCGGATGAACTTTGTAATGCTGCTATTCGGAGAGAAAAGATAGAAAAGGAGAAACAAAATGACTCACTACAAAGTTAAAGCGACTATAGAAGTCGAGTACGATGCCATCCGTTCCGACAAAACATCAAGTGCTTGGGAAGAAGCAGAAAGCAGAATCAGCGCCGCGCTTTCAAGACTTAAATTCTTATCAGCTTGTGAATTCAAAAAAGTAGAAGTGCAGATGGAAGACTACTAAAAAGGAGGACATAGCGTGAAAGAAGTAACTATCAAGATTGATGATGAAATATATGGCTTTTACAAGAGTTTGGGTGGGGACTTTGAGAAGTCAGTAGAAGAGACTATATCCCTAGCCGTATGGAACCATTACATGCAGGAGTATGAAGAGGAAATCCTCGACTTTAACACTGCACTAAGAGAGGGCAGAGGGGGTGAAGGTGAAATCTAAAAAGAAAATGGAGTTACCGATGTGCAAGATCAGTAACCCCTCAAACTTAAACCAAAATATTTAGTTCGTGCCTAGTATAGCACGGACAGGAAGAGAGAAGCAAGTTTGGCAGCAGGATAAAGAAAGGAAAATGAAAATGGAAGAACACAGAAATTATAAGATATGCATTGAAGATTGGACGGAAACGAGAGAATTTTCCACACTTTTTGAAACACTTCATGAGGCAGAAAGGGAGGCTAAAGAAAGAAAGCTTAATGCTGAGATTTCCATAAGCATCAAGCTTTTTAAGAGTAAGGTTAGTTTTAGATAGTTTCTAAATACGAAATTTTCTCAGTTAGTACATAAACGGTTTTATCACCATAAAAGCAATAACTTTGACAGGGCAGAAATTCAAAACTTTTTTCGGTGGTACCTAGAGTGGTTGATTCACGCTCATTGATACCTTTTAGCTGCGTGATTCGGTAAATTTTGTGAATTTCAATGCTGTTACCGTCTGTCAAATGAATGGTTATATCCATCGTTCTTCCTCCTTTCTTATGTATTTAGCTACGGCAATAGCTATAAAACGACTATAAAGCGTTCCGGGAGGAAAGAACAATAAAGAGATTTTATATCTAGGAGAGTAAAAAAATGAGAGTTTACATAGACATTAGTCAGTCAGCCTTTACGCACTTCTCAAACGAAGCAAAGGAGCAAGGAATACTGGTTAGGACATTGATTGCAGGAGAGGTGGAAGCGCTTTACTGCAATGCTCTTGAAGAAAAGTGGAGAGAAGAAGACTTCGAGGAAGAACTAAAAAGCGAAAGAAGACGGGAAGAGGAGGACTATGAGTGATGCAATATTCAATATTCGAGATTGCGAAGGCCTTACGACTTAGCCCGCAAGAATACCAGAAAAAACTTGATAATAATACCCTAAATCTTGGACAAATTACGATTGTGTCTAAATGTATGGGGATCACTCCGGAACAAACCGCTAAGATGTTTTTTCCTAGATTTATGTACCGGAAGAGTTTGATAAAGAGAAACGGAGGTGCTTTATGCCACTTGTAAAGCTGGATAAAAATTACCAGGCTGAAATGCTTGATAGAGAAGTAAGAAAGCGGAAAGCCGAGTTCAGGATAACAAACCGAGATATGGCCGGCTGGCTTGGAGTGTCCGAGCGGGGGCTTGTTTATAAAAGAAAGTATGGAACGTACACGCTGAAAGATCTAAGCATTATATTTGACCGTTTTCAGTTCCCAATTGAGACAATAGGAAAGGTGTTTAGGAAGGCATAGGACGATGAAGATAGTTTCAAGAGGGCTGTTAGGTATAAATATATTTTTCTTTATGACAGTTGTATCTGCGTTAGATTGTGAAGCAATTCCCGCCACGACTCTTGTTGAATGTATGTTATTAAGCATGATTCTCGGAGTATTGCTAGTCTATTACATAGACTTATTAAATTATGATGAGAAGAGGAGGCGCAGTAAAGCACGTGAAAGCAAGAGGAAGGTTAACAAATGTACAAGTCCCGTTCAGAGCAAAATATCCGGTTATATCCTTCGAGATACAAGCAGATCCAGAGGACTTAGAAAAGTACATTGATAAGGATTTAGATATAAATTTTTCCAAGCACAGAAGACACCGTAGCCTTGATGCAAATGCTTGTCTTTGGGCTTGTATCGGAGACATTGCAAAGGTGCTGCATCAAGACGCTTGGGAAGTTTACCTCCTTATGATTGAGAGGTATGGAAAATTCACTCATATCCTTGTTAGGCCGGAGGTGGTAGAGGCGGTCAGAGCTCAGTGGAGGGAGACAAAAATAGTAGGAGAAACAACAGTAGACGGAAACCCAATGATACAAATGCTTTGTTACTTCGGTTCAAGCACATATAACAGTGCGGAGTTTGCCAGCTTACTTGACGGAGTAATATCCGAGATGAAAGAAATGGGGTTAGAAACGCCGCCTTCGGAGGAAATGAGAGCGCTCATTGCTGAATTGGAAAGGAAGAGGTAGAAATCATTGAAAATCGAAAACTTTGAGGAAGCATTCAAAGGAATCATAGCCGGACTCGACTATTTAACCATAAAGAAACTGGAGTACGAGTTTAGGCGATGGGAAAACGGTCTAGGGCCAAAACTTAAACTAAGTGAAAATGAAATTTTGACTTTAAATTATATCAAGGATAAAGCGAAGAAATGCTAGGGGGTAGCAAATGGCAATAACAACGATAGAAAAAGAATCTTATATGCTTTATAGGGGCTGGAATCCTTTGTTTGAGAACCTGCCAAAGGAACAGCTTGGGGAGTTGTTTTATGCGATTTGTTGTTACCAGAGCGGAAAAGAATACACGATAGAGAATCCGTTGATTAAGGGCGTGTTTGAAATGGTGCTAATGCAGTTTCAAAAGGATGAAGCAAGCTACAAGGAAAAGTGTGAAGCAAAAGCCAAAAACGGGAAAAAGGGAGCAGAAAGTAGATGGCAGGACAATGGCAAGTGCCAAACAGAAGAAAATACAGATGATTCAGAGAATGGCAAAAATGGCAAGTGTCATTCTGAAGATGGCAAAAATGGCAAGTGCTATTTTCGCCATACCGAGGAAAAAAACGAAATGGCAAAAATGGCTATAGAGGAAGAGGAAGAGGATAAGGAAGAGGTAGAGGAGGTACCTACGGTACCAAAAAAGAGAGAGGCGCGTAAACGCTCCTCCACTCCCTCTGTCGACGAGGTTCGCGAATACTGCTTTGAGAGGGGGAATGGCGTGGATGCTGAAACCTTCGTGGATTTTTATGCCTCAAAAGGCTGGAAGGTAGGGAATGCGCCTATGAAGGACTGGAAGGCAGCAGTCCGAACGTGGGAGAAACGAGATAACCGTGCTGCACCGAGGGCAAAGCCAATAGACACGAATGATTATTTGCTTGGAATCATCGAGGGAGGTAGTGCATCATGACAAAGGCAGAGGTTGCGAAACTGATTTATGTCGTAAAAGCGACGTATCCTTCGCCATTTCAAAAATACACAACGCAGGACCTTGAAAACATGATATCCGCATGGATTATGGTCATGTCAGACTATACATACGAGCAAGCTTCGGCAGGGCTTAAGGTGTATTTGTCGAGCGATACGAAAGGTTTTCCACCTTCTCCCGGGCAGATAGTTGACAACATCCTGAAGATTAGCAGTCCGCCTGTGTACGAGCTCAATGGCATGGAAGCCTGGAGCGTAGTCAGAAAGGCCATGCAAAACAGTGCGTACAACGCCGAAGAAGAGTTTGAAAAATTGCCAAAGGCTTGCCAAAGGGCGATAGGGAGTGCAAGCAATCTCCGGGAAATGGGACAGCTGAAAGTTGAGGTTGTGGAGACTGTGGAACAGTCGAATTTTATAAAGGCGTACAACACCTACAAGGAGCGTGAACGTGAGGATTCAAAGATTCCAAGCGAAATCAAAGCCTTGATAGATAAAGCCATATCTGAGAAAAGAGCGCTTGAAACGAGACCTATGTGTGAACTGGAGGCAAGATGAAAAGCATAATTCCGGGAGAAGATGACAAGAGATGCTTTATCTGCCAGAAATACGGGCCGGAACATGTCCATCATTGCTTGCATGGCCCATATAGATGGCTTGCAGATAAATACGGTTTAACGGTGCACTTATGTGTTTCTTGCCACATGCTGTTGCATGACAAGGGAAGATATGACAGGGAACTGGAGGCACTGGCACAAGAAGCATTTGAAAGTAAATATAGTCATGAGGAATTCATGCAGATATTTCAAAAAAATTGGAGGTAGTACATGAATCATATTTGTTTAATTGGCAGACTTACTGCGGATCCGGAGGTTAGGTACACGCAAGGAGAAAAGCCTATGGCTGTGGCAAGATATACCCTTGCTGTAGATAGACCGAGGAGAGCAGAAGGGCAGCAGGCTGCTGATTTCATTCGTTGCGTGGCCTTTGGAAATACTGCAGAATTTGCTGAAAAGTATCTCCATAAGGGGAATAAGATCGCTTTAGAGGGGCGCATTCAAACAGGAAGCTATGACGACAAAGATGGAAAAAAGGTTTACACAACGGATGTAATCGTAAATCATCACTCTTTCTGCGAGAGTGCAGGAAATGCACCTTCAAAATCCATCACCACGGATGAGAACGGCTTTATGTCGATTCCCGACGGACTGGAAGATGACGGACTACCGTTTAACTAATTTAACAAGTGTAAACCAATAGTTGATAGTTCAAAAAGAAAGGGGCAGGGTTGGCGCCGCAATACTATAGTTCCCCTTTTGAGGCATGAAAAAATTAACGGTAAATGAATTGTTTGCAGGGATCGGAGCATTCCGAAAGGCATTAATCAATCAAAATATCCCGCATGAAATTGTTGGGATAAGCGAGATAGACAAGTATGCGATTAAGTCATACGAAGCGATGTACGGAGAAACGAGGAACTACGGGGATATAAGCAAGATAGAACGACTGGACTATGCGGATCTATGGACTTATGGCTTTCCTTGTCAAGATATATCCTTGGCCGGAGATATGAAAGGTATAGTCAAGGGAGAGACGAGAAGCGGTCTGCTCCATGAGGTGGAAAGGCTTTTGGAAGTGGCGAAGGAAGAAGGTACGCTGCCTAAGTTCTTGATAATGGAGAATGTGAAAAATCTTGTGTCAAAGAAGTTTATAGGGGATTTCCAAAGATGGATAGACAAGCTTTCTGACCTTGGTTATACGACTGAGTGGAAAGTGCTTATAGCTTCTGATTATGGGATTCCACAGAGAAGAGAACGAGTGTTTGCAGTATCTGTAAGAAAGGATAGGGGGGGGTACAGCTTCCCGGAACCTATGCCGCTTGAAAAGAAATTCAGAGATTTATTGGAGGAAGAAGTAGAGGAAAAGTATTTCCTAAAATCGGAAACATTTGAATATCTAAAAAGCCACTCTGAAGAGTGCAAAGGAAAAGGTTATGGGTTTCGGTTTTCTCCTGTCGTAAGAGATGAATGTGAGATTGCAAAAACAATTACTACAGAGATTGGAAAGATAAGAATGGATGATAATTTCATTCAGGAAAAGACTTGTAAGCAAGTAGGGAAGCTTGTGGGGGACAAGTGGAAAACGCAACATGAACGATCGAGCCGTGTATGGGGAACTGATTCGCTTTGTCCAACTCTAACAACTTGTACCGGTGGGGGGCAAGAGGTAAAAATCATTGTTCCGGAAGCCACAAAGAAAGGCTATGCCGTAGCAGAAAAGGGCGATTCTATAGATATAGCCTATATCAATCAAAACAAGCGCAGGGCACGGGTTGACAAAGAACGGGCACACACGATAACCACTTCCCCGCAGATTGGAACGCTTACGAATCATGGCGTGCGGAAATTAACGCCTAGAGAGTGCTGGCGACTTATGGGATTTACTGATAGTGATTTTGATAAGGCACGGGCGGTTTGTAGTGACACACAACTTTATAAGCAGGCAGGAAATAGTATTGTGGTAAATGTTCTTGAGGAGATACTAAAGAAACTTGTCCGAATTAATTGATTGCGGAAGGAGAAACATGAGAAGTTTTCAAGAGTTCAAGTGGCTGTCAACGCCATTCACAGAGGAAGAAGCAAAGGCCGTGAAGAAGGCTTTTGAGCAAGTGTCTTTGAGAGAACCGCTATTCATGGAGGACGAGTGGAAGTGGAGCAAAGAAAAGACTCTTGATTGGTGGAGAAGAAAAGAGGTGCAAGCCAATGAGAAACTACAATGAATTTAAGGACTATTTGAAGCAGAGAACTGACACTTCGAACAACGACTTCCGCAGAAGATGCCTTGTTGAATGCTTGGATGACTATATGGATGAACTTTTAGACCGTAGAAACATCCACGAATCCGATAGCGAAGAGTACAGGAAGCTTGAAAAGCGAAGGGTAGAACTTAGTAAGCTGATTGAGGTTATAAGCGAGGAAAGGCGACTGGCGAAGCTATACAAAATGCCTTGATAAAAACAAGGAATCGAGGTGGGGGTAAATGAAAAAAAGAATGCGATATATTTGCGAAATGTGTGGAACTGGATATTCCACAAAGGAAGAGGCAGAAGGATGTGAAGCATTACACGAGAAGAATGTAAAACTTACTAAGTTTGAGTATGTGTATGGCATGGTAATGCCTAAGTATGTGTATGTTGAAAATGCGGATGGAACAATTAAAGCGAGATATAACTTAATCGGAATCATGGATTCACGCAATACAGGCAAGAACTAAAGAGGTGGAAGAATGAAAAAAATAGAGACGTATCAATGCGAGCTATGCGGAACGGAATATAAAGACAAGAAACAAGCGCAAGCGTGTGAACGAGGACACAAGAAAAATCTTAGAGTAGCGGGAAAAGAATATAGCGAAAACGATAAATATGGATTTCCTGAATTTGTTACAGTGGCGAGTGAAGAACCTTCTCTTTCGGCCGTGTATCAATATAGCAGACTGACGGATGAAAGTTTTTATGGGGGTAATCATGAATGAGAATATAAAAGACCTTTTAAGATTGATAGAAGAACATCCCGATTTACCCGTTATCCCTGTAGTGGGGCAAGATATAGTCGCTGACTGTACAGGCGAATGGGTGGCAAGTTTCGGGAAAGCGGAAGTAAAGAAGATGTGCATATACGGGGAAAATGTGGTTTTTCGAGAGGATAAAAACGCCATTAAAACTGTAGAGGCACTAGAACTTGAAGGGCTGACCGAAGGACTAACGAGAGAGGAAAGCATAGAAAAGCTAACCGGGTATCTTGATGAACTAGACTGGTTGGAAGCAATCATAGTACACATAGAAACCCCGATAGTAAATATTCCGGATAATACGGAAAAGATTTACGAGTAATAGAATGGAATGCTGATGAAATGAAAAGAGCAAAACTGCAGCAGGATTAGAAAATATTTAAACATCGATTCGAATTTTTACTTAGAATTTAACAAGTAAGAAAGGTGGAGAAATGACACTTGATGATTATGCTTTATTGATTTCTCTATGCATCCTATTATCGGGGTTAGCGCTGTTGAGTTTTTGGTTTTTAATCAATATCAGGAGGTGAGCGTGACTAAAGAACAGCTCAAGAAGTATAGTCGAGAAAAAAGCAGTATTAAACTTCTTACAGATGAACTAGAACAGATGTGCGGAGAAACAGTCCATGACTACGGATACGACTATACGAAGGGATTCAAACATATCATCCATCTTGAGGGTTTCAATCAGAAACTCTACAATCAGAGACTTGCAAGACTATCTGAGATAAAAAAAAGAGTAGAAAAGACGGAAAGGTGGATTGAGTCCTTGGAGGATGACCGGCTTAGGTTTGTAATCCGCAGCAGGTATTCAGAGGATAGGTCATGGAAATGGATAGCAAAAAAACTTTCAAGTGTTTCAGAAGACTATGTGAGGATAATGATTCATGACAAATACTTTGAAAGGAATAAAAATAATTCGGAAAATTCGGTTTATTCGGAAAATTCGGATTACAATAACAATGGAGAAGTTGACTGAACAAACCTCCTTTATATCCATATGGGGCCGTCCTTTGCAAACAAAAGGATGGCTCCAATTTTTATACCCGGAAGGAGGAGCCATGAAAAAGCTATGCCCTATATGCGGTAAACTTCACAGCTTAGGAGAAACTTGTAAGCCGTATGTTCGTATGACGGATAAGCTGACAGAGCAGAGAAGGTTCAGAAACTCTACTGCATGGAAGAAGAAGCGAGAGGAGATTAAAGAAAGAGACAAGTATCTATGTGTGTATTGTTTGCAGGTGGACAGAGTAATTACTAGAGACAGCTTAGAAGTTCATCACATAGTAAAGATATCTGCTAGTGAAGAAGGTAAGCTTAAGGATGAGAATCTTATTACACTTTGCAGATACCATCACGAGATGGCAGAGAAGAATATGATAAGTAAAGAGGAGTTATACAGCTTAGTTAACAAGGTGGAGCACGGTGAAGGGGTACCCCCCTGGGGTTGACAATAATAAATTTATTAAAAATTAAGCACCGACGCCCCACCTTTCTTCACAACAATTATTATTTCAGGGGGATTTTGTGGAACTACACAGTTTTAAAATAGATGATTTGATACCGTACGAAAAAAACCCGAGAAATAATGACCAGGCTGTTCAATATGTTGCGAACTCTATAAAAGAGTTTGGTTTTCAGGTGCCGATAGTAATAGATAAACACAATGTTATTGTAGCCGGGCATACACGTCTAAAAGCCGCAAAGCTTTTGAAAATGTCAGAAGTACCATGCATAAGAGCTGATAATCTTTCAGATGAGCAGGTAAAGGCATTTCGCATAGCAGATAACTCCGTATCTGAAATAGCTACTTGGAATGAGGACTTACTAAGGATTGAGTTAGAAGATATTAGTCTTAATGCTACAGATTTTGGTATTGAAGTTCCGGAAATTGAACTGGAACCGATAAAGACAGAGATTAGCGAAGAGGGATATTTTGGTGATGAGAGGGAAAGAACAAATCGAGGGTATAATCTTGATTTACAAAGTAGATGCGATTTTACAAAAGACTACTGGCAGATGCCAATAATTTATAATAATGATTTTGTTCCGGACGATTTGATAGGTTTTAACTATGCAAGAACATCGGAGCAAAAAGATCTTGGAATACATTTCTATTTAGATGATTATCAGTTTGAAAGGGTTTGGAACTGTCCGGAAAAGTATGTTGACATGTTCAAGGAGTACGATTGCATATTGAGCCCTGATTTTAGCCTGTATTCTGATATGCCACTAGCTATGAAAGTCTGGAATGTATATAGATCAAGACTTCTTGGAGCATATTACCAATCTAACGGGATACCGGTTATTCCTACAATATCGTGGGCGGAAAAGGAAACTTTTGATTTTTGTTTTAAGGGAATCCCGAGAGAATCTATCTTATCCATCAGCACAATAGGAGTGAAGCAGAATAAGGACGCTATGAGGATTTGGTTAGAGGGTGTAAAAGAAATGTTGAAGGTACTTAATCCTAAAACAATCCTTATATACGGCGGAAAAATTCCTTTTGATTTTGGAGATAGAGAGACAATCTATTTTAATAATAAAGTTACTGAAAATTGGAAAATAAAGAGGTAAAATGATGGGAGGGAGAGGTGCAGGAAGTTCGTTAAGGACTGTGCGCTTAGGTGGAGGTTCATCCGGAGCAAGCCAGTTTTCTAAGGGACTAGGGTTCCAAAATTATGATTCTTTAAAGGATGCGCTAGGAGTAAAAGGACGCCCGTTTAGTATTGAGGACAGTGCTGAAGGGGCTAATCCACACTATGATAATTCTCTAACGTATAAAGAATTTAACTTAAATTGCCAGAGGTGCGTTGTTGCTTATGAAGGAAGACGTAGAGGATATGATGTAACTGCTCAGCCTACTTATGAAGGTGATACCTTGAGTCACTCCTTCGCAGTAGGTGACAAGCATTTTGGAAATTGGCAAGGGGCTTTTCAGAATATGAAGTCTGAGAATGTAAGTTCCAATAGTCCACAGATTGCAAGAAGAAAATTGGAAAAGAAAATGAGCTCCTATGGAGATGGTACTCGTGGAATTGTATCCGTCGTATGGAAAGATGGTAGTGCGGGACATGTCTTCAATGTTGAGCAGGTAAAAGGTAAGACCTTGTATATAGATTCTCAAATAGGGGGTAAGTACGAAGCGACTAATTTATACAAAAACATTCAAACCGATAAGGTATTCTTTTTCAGAACAGATAATTTAAGATTTTCAGATAGAGCTAAAAAGTCAATTACTAAAGATAAATGGTAGAAGGAGGACGTAGAATGATAAAGTACGAAGATGCTTTAGCTATTGCAAAAAGTGTTAAGACTCATTCGATAACAAAGTGCACTGAGTATACAGATGCGTATGTATTTGCAGAGACTTTCCCGGAAGGAGTCATACACGTAGGAGGGAATCACTCTCCAGTTGTGGTTTTGAAGGAGACAGGACAACCAATTTCTATGCCGGCTTATGTTATAGGTTACGGAGGGATTCTGGACGAGAAGTTTATAAAAGAGATTAAGCTTTAAGCATCCCCAGGGGTGCTTTTTTGATGGAGAATTATATGGGACAGAAACTTAATTTAGAGCAACAAGCAAAAGAAATACTTCGAATAGCGGAGGAAAGTGGAGTGCAATCTCACTTTTTTTTCCTTACAACATTTAAGAGATATCAAGTGCAACTTAGTATTTTGAGTGACTTGGAGAACACCATAAAAGACGATGGTTCTTTGGTGACGAAAGAGTATGTAAAAGGACGGGAAAATGTTTACACGCATCCTGCAGTTTCAGAGTACAATCGAACAACTGACTCAGCAAACAGAACAGTACAAACCCTTATGAAGATTATTAAGGACTTAGGAAAAGAGCAGGATGATGAAGAGGAAGAAGACCCACTTATGAAGTTGTTAAATGGTGGTGATAATGAATGATAGAAAACAAAGCGTATCTGTACTGCAAGAAGGCAGTCAAAGAGAACACTACCCCTAAGTTTGTGAAGCTCCAGATGAAGGACTTCATGCGAATATGCGAAGGGAAAGATAAGAAGTATAAAATTAGTGAAAAGAAGCTAAAACAACTGAGCAGACTTCTGAAACTCCTAAATATGCCAAAAGGTCTAAAAGCCGGGCAGTCTCTGTACGAATGTACTTGTGGCTACCAATGGCTTTTTTATATTGCGATTTTTTGCGTTGTTTACCGTGAGAATGAGGAGAAAAGGCGATATGAAACCGGGCTTTTGGAGATATGTCGTAAGAATTTTAAGACTTACACGGTGGCAACAATCTTTATTTTGTTGCTTCTCACTGAACCGCAGTTTTCAAAATTCTTTAGCGTGGCACCGGATGGTAGCTTATCAAGAGAGATAAGGGAGGCTATATCGGAGACTGTACGTTCTTCTCCCCAAGTGTACATCTATAAAGGCGTGAAGCGATTCAAGCTTTTGCGAGATTATATCAGCTTTAAGCCTTTTAGCTCGGTTTATACACCTCTTTCCTTTTCCACAAGCAGAATGGATGGGCGTCTGCCTAATGCTTTCTGTGCGGATGAGGTGGGAGCTCTGCCTACAATCTATCCTTTGGAGGCTATGCGTTCTGGTCAACTAAATATCTTGAACAAGTTGGGATTTGTTATCTCTACGAAGTACCCGACAATAGATAATCCATTTGAGGAGGAGGTTAGCTATTCTAAGAAAGTTCTAAATGGACTTGTTGAGGACGAAACATGGTTTTCACTCCTGTATGAACCGGACAATACGAAGGAATGGGAAACAAATGACTTAATTCTAAAGCAAGCGAATCCGGTAGCCCTGGAAATTCCTGAGATATGGGAGGATTTGCTTAAAAAGCGCACAAGGGCAATAGCAACGGCAAAGGCAAGAGAAAATTTCGTTACTAAGCATTGCAATATCATTTACCAAGGGGTAGGGACGGAAAGTTATATAGATGTTAAAGATGTGCAAGCTTGCAGGGTGGAATCTATTGATTGGACCGGTAAAGAGGTCTATTTAGGACTGGATTTATCAGAATCAAATGATAATACATCTGTTTCTATGGTTGCGATAGATAACGAGACAATTTCTGCTAAGTCATTCGCCTTCATTCCGGAAGAACGGATAGAGGAGAAGGCGGCAGCGGAGCGTGTGGACTATCGAAATCTGTGTAAAACAGAGCATGTCTTTACTTGTGGAGACAGGGTAATAGATTACACCTTCATAGAGGACTTTATCCTATCTCTTGAAGAGAAATACGGCGTGACAGTAATGGAAGTGGGTTTCGACCGGTGGAATGCCCTGTCTACAGCACAAAAGTTGGAAAAAGAAGGATTTCAGATGATAGAGCTTAAGCAGCATTCATCGGTTTTACACCCGGCAACTAAGTTCTTGAAAGAGAAAATTTTGAAAAAGGAATTTGCTTATGAGAGTAATCCGCTTTTGGAGATTAACTTTCAGAATGCTAAGTGTGTTTATGACACAAACAAAAATCAATATGTAAACAAGAAAAAGTCAAACGGCAAGGTAGATATGGTGGTTTCCCTTATCAATGCCGTATGCCTATTGCAAAGAAGCGACACAGGCAATGACTTTGTAGCACAGGTTATTTAGGAGGGTGGTATGTGGCCATTTAAAAGAAAAGCCGAGGAGATTAGAGCAGATACAGCTGCAGTATCCGGAGATGCACTGCTTAAAGCATTGGTGTCAGACCCGAAAATTAACAAAGAACAGGCAATGCAGATTCCTGCAGTATCTGCTTGTGTAAATTTGATTACTGGAACGGTGGCTATGATTCCTTTTAGGCTTTATAAGGTGGATAATGACAAGATTAAGCTTTCTGAGGAAAGAGACGATCAGAGAGTCGGGCTTTTAAATATTGATCCAGGAGATACGCTGGATGCTTTTCAGATGAAACGCTCACTCATCGAAGATTATCTGCTGGATGAGGGTGGGTATGCATATATTGAAAGAAGAGGGAACAAAGTAAAAAGCCTACGTTATGTGGACCCATCAAATATTGGATTTAGCTATAATGCAGACCCGATATTTAAGGACTACAAACTCCTTGTAGGAGGTAAGCAGTACTATCCTCACGAATTTATTAAGCTACTAAGACGGACAAGAGATGGGCATAGAAGTATCAGCGTAGTAGAAGAGAACTCCGAACCTTTTTCTATTGCCTACCAGACGATGCGCTTTCAAAACAAAATGCTGAAAACTGGAGGTGCTAAGAAGGGCTTTGTGAAATCCCAGAAAAAGTTAAGTCAGGAAGCCTTGGACTTTTTAAAGAGTGCTTGGAAGCGGATGTTTTCAGAAGATGACTCTGAAAATGTGGTGATTTTGAATGACGGCTTGGAGTTCCAAGAAAGTTCCGCCACACCTGCAGAAATGCAGTTGCACGAGAATATTGCCTCTTCTACGAGGCAGATATGCCAGATTTTTGGCGTGCCGTACCAACTTATCAGCCGTGATAGTACGCCGTCCGAGGAGGATAGAATCATATTTTTACAATATTGCATTCAGCCGATTCTTTCAGAGATTGAGACGGCTTTAAATAGAGATTTCCTGCTTGAATCTGAAAAAGGAACTCTTAAATGGGCGGCAGATACATCAGAACTCACTAAGGCAGATGTATTAAAGCGCTACCAATCCTACGAAATCGCAAGTAAGAATGGTTTTATGCAGATTGATGAAATCCGATTCAAGGAAAATATGGAGCCTCTGGGACTAGACTTTGTAAAACTCGGCCTTCAAGATGTTCTGTATTATCCGAAGGAAAAAGTAACCTTTGTTCCAAACATGAACCAGGTAGGGGGAATCGAGATTGCAAAGGAAGACAGAGAAAGACTACTAAGAAAGGAGAAAGAAGAAAAGGATGAGAATTCAGATACGGAGTGATTCCGTAGAAATTGAAGGCTATGTAAACGCCGTAGGAAGAGATTCCAGACCTATGAAAGATAGAAGCACCGGAGAACGATTTGTTGAACAAATTGTTCCCGGTGTTTTTACTAGGGCGCTTACAAGAAATGATGTGGATCTCTTGCTAAACCATGACCAGGAAAGAGTTCTTGGAAGTACAAAGACAAACCTTGAGCTTACTGAGGATTCAATCGGCCTGAAAGCGCGGGCTATAGTCACTGATAAAGAGGTGATTGAAAAAGCAAGATCAGGAAAGCTAAGAGGCTGGTCATTTGGATTCTATGACAGAGATTCACGGAATGAGGATGTTAAAGAAGGCCTGAAGCGCCGCTATGTCGAGGATATGGACCTTAAAGAGGTTTCTATCATTGATGACAGGAAGCTTCCTTGTTACGAGGGCACATTAATTAGTGCCCGTGCAGATGAGGTTATTCAAGGCGAGGTCTTGGAAACCAGAGCAGAAATAACAGAAACTCCAAAGCTTGATAGCTATTGGGAAAGAATTAACCATTTAGGAAAGGATTAAAAGAATGAACGAAAAGATGAAAGCATTACAGGAGCAGAGAAACGCAGCAGTTGAGGAATTAAAGGCGCTTACCGGAAAGGTAGAGGCCGAGGTTAGGGCTTTTACTGATGAAGAGAACGCAAAGTTCAATGAGTTAGAGAAGAAAGTAAAGGATTTAGATTCCTCTATCGAGATGCTGGAAAGAGCCCAAAAGTACGAGTTTAAGGAGCCGGCACAGGCTTCTGAGGACAAGGCAAAGGTGAATACGGAGGCAAAGGAGCTTAGAGCCTTTGAAAGCTATATCCGAGGAGTTGTTCTGGAGGAAAGAGCAGACAATCTTACTTCCGGAGACAATGGAGCTGTGATTCCTAAGTCTATCGCCAACAAAATCATCAAGAAAGTACATGACATTTCTCCGGTGTTCAGCAAGGCTACACGATACAACGTGAAAGGAGAACTAAATGTTCCATATTACCCGGCTGATTCTAAGGATATCCAGATGACTTATGTTGAGGAGTTTGTAGAGTTAGAGTCTTCTTCCGGAAAGTTCGGAACTATCTCCTTAAAGGGCTTCCTAGCTGGAGCTTTGACTAAGGTATCTAAGAGCCTTATCAATAATTCCAACTTCGATATTGTTTCTTTCGTGGTTGATGCTATGGCTGAAACGATATCTCGCTGGGTAGAAGGACAGCTCCTTAAGGGAACTACCGGCAAGGTTGACGGCATGATTAAGGGAATTACCCAGACTGTTACTACGAAGGCAGTAAATAAGGTAGATGCGGATGACTTAATTCAGCTGCAGGAATCTATCCCGGATGCTTATCAGGGAGAAGCTTGCTGGATTATGACTAAGAACACTAGAACAGCTCTCCGCCAGTTAAAGGATAATAACGGGCAGTATATTCTTAATCAGGATGCAACCACTAAGTGGGGATACATTTTGTTTGGTAAGCCTGTTTATGCATCTGAAAATATGGATGAGGTGGCTACAGGGAAAAATGCCATCATTTATGGCGATTTATCCGGCCTTGGGGTTAAGCTTTCTGAGGAAATGGAGATTGAGGTTCTTAGAGAGAAGTTTGCTACTCAGCATGCGGTGGGTGTTGTTGCTTGGATGGAGTTTGATGCCAAGGTGGAGAATGCACAGAAACTTGCAAAGCTTACTGTGAAGTAAGAATTTGACTTATAGAGGCGTGCTTTTGGTGCATGGTAAGAAAGTTTAGTAAAGCCTAAAGCACGTCTAATATTTTAGTTCTGCATACTCTGAAAGGGGGAGGAATGAAAGTAAGCGAATTAACATTACCGGTTATCGCGAATTATTGCCGTATTATGGATGACGACGTATCCGATAGCGAGAATTTATCTTTGGAAGCCATGAAAATTGCGGCAATATCTTATGCGAGATCTTATACAGGGCTTAGCGACTTGGAAATGGAGAGGCACGAGGATATTACGATTGCGATTCTTACCCTCATCGCGGATATGTATGACAATCGCTCCATGATTGTGGATAAGAATAATGTTAACCGTACAGCTGAAATTATCCTCTCCATGCATGCGAAGAATCTTCTTCCTGGAGGTGCAAGTGATGGCAATTAATGCGGGAAGGCTTAGGAAGGTCATCTCGGTCTACCGTTACGAAGAGTCGGAAAATTTCGTAGGATCTACAGTGACGAGGTTGATTCCGGTAAAAAAGCTCTACGGAGAGATTCGCCCGGTAAGAGGAAGTGAATATACAGAGTATTACAAGGAATATCACACTTTATCCGTTAAAATAACGCTCCGTTTCTGGGAGGGGTTAAAACCTACGGATATTCTCGTGTATAAAGACCGGCAGTTCATAATCCAGTCGATTATTAATCCTCTGGAGGAGAACTATATCGTCGAGTGTATGTGCACGGAGAAGAGGGAAAAGGAGATAGCCTATGAGTGATGCCTTGGATATCAATTTTCATGGGCTTGATAAGGATTTTCAAAGCATTATAGACCAATTTCCGGAAGAATCTGAAAAGTATCTCCGGGAGCAGGCAAACAAGTGGAAGAAAGATTGCAACGAAAAAGGCTATAAAAATTACACTAGTGGGAAGAAGCCGATTCCGAAAAGCTGGAAGATTGAGATGGAAAAGGACCTTTTGTACCGTGCAACAGCAGTGTCTGTAACAAATAAGAGCCCTTTATTCCACTTGCTTGAGAATGGTCATAGAAAATGGCTGTTCGGCCATGACACAGGAGGGTTTGTTCCGGGAAAGCATTATGCGGAACGAACGAGAGAGGAATTTGGAGACAGCTTTGGAGAAAACACGGACAAATTTGTCGCTAAAGCACTGAAGAGGCATAATTTATGATTGAATTATTAGAAGTGAAAAAGTCTTGTAATGCTGCGCTGAAAGTGGCCTTTCCCGATTTTAAGATTTATGGAACCGACGTAAGAGAAGGCTTGAAGCTTCCCTCTTTTTATACGGAAATCGTGCCATATACGCTTAACTATGAATCCTTAAATCTTGTTCGGCAGACCTGCGGATACAAAATAACCTTACTTGAAAAAACACCAAATGAAGAATTAGAGCTTTCCGTATTTGAAAAGATCCGGAAAGCTTTTCATTTAAAGGTGAGAATTAAGGACAAGCTGGTAACTGTGGAAAGTGTGGAGTTTGACTACATCGGCGCGGAAAATAATATTTTTCAGATTACCGTGCGTTTTCAGTGGTTTGATTCCATAGCGGTAGAAAAGAAAGAAGAGACTGTAAAAGAGTTGATTGTGAGAGGAGTAGAGAATGAGTAAATTAAAATCTCCGGAAGTAAACATTAGCTTCGTTGAGAAAGGGGAGTCCGCAATTCAAAGAGGCGAGAGAGGAATTGTAGCCTTAGGATTACAGGATAAGACGAAAATAGATCCGTTTACGGTATTTTCTGTTACGGATATCCCGAAAGCTTTAAGCGAGACAAATGCACAGTACGTAAAGGACGCCTTGCAGGGCTATGTAACGTCTCCGAGAAAAATCCTTGTTTATGTGATGCAGGGTGGAGCAGATAAGGTAAATGCCGAGTACACAGCAATGCTTAAATACTTTGCACAGAATCGATTTGATTATCTGGCCATTCCGACAGTTAAGACAGACGGGAAGACAAATGAGGTAGTTACCTGGATTAAGAATCTTAGAATCGAGCAGAAGTTAAAGCGTAAGGTTGTTCTTCCGGAAGTGCTAGGAGATAGCGAGGGAATTATTAATGTAAATGCGAGTCTTACTCGTCCGGATGGAACGGTGCTTACTCCAGAACAGGTAACACCGAGAATTGCCGGTCTTATTTGTGGCACACCTTTGAGTATTTCTATTACCTATGCACCGCTTAAAGATTTCATTGACTGCCAGCGCTTTACCAAACAGGAAGCGGATGAAGCAGTAGGAGCCGGAAAGCTTATCTTTATGTATGACGGTGAAAAGGTAAAGGTCAACAGGGGTGTAAACTCTTTAACTACTACAAATGAGTTGAAGGGAGATAGCTTTAAGAAAATTAAGATTGTGGAAATCATGGATATGATTTACGAGGATATCCGGAGGGCTTGGGAAGATACCTATGTCGGGAGATACGCAAATACTTATGATAATAAATGCTTGCTTATTACCGCCATTAACTCCTATTTTTCCGGACTGATTCGGTCCAATCTGCTTTCTAAGGGCGAGTGCTATCTGGACCTTGACGGGCAGAGAGATTATTTAAAGCAGCAGGGTAAGGATGTAAACAATCTTTCAGAGCAAGATCTAAAAGAAGAGAATACCGGATCCAGAGTCTTCTTAAGAGCGAATATTTCCATTTTGGATGCTATGGAAGATATGGACTTGGAGATCTATTTGTAAGAAAGGAGAAAAGATGGAAGGTTTTGTATCTGATCAGGTCATTAACGGTACCTGGGGAGAACTTTGGGTTGATGACACTTATATGGCGGAGGTTACTTCTTTTAAGCTGGAAATCAATGCGAAGTATACGCCAATTTCCAGAGCAAGAAGCCTTATGAATGGGCAGAAGCTTACCGAGGTAGAGGCAAAAGGAGAAGTTAAGCTACACAAGATTTCGTCTTTCCTTGCCAAGAAAGTTTCTGACGGCCTGAAGAATGGTAAGGTTCCGAATTTCAAGATTATTTCTAAGCTTGCGGATCCGGCAGGGCTTGGTACGGAGAGAGTTGTGGCATATGGCTGCAAATTTGATAAGGCAATCCTTGCGAACTGGGAGCACGGAAAGAACGCAGAAGAGTCCTACAGCTTCACTTGTGAGGATTGGGATTATATTGATGCCATTTAGGAGGAAAGTATGGAGGAGTTTAAAAGTATATATAAGATACTTGCTATTCTCCATATGTCTATGGATTTCGAGGAGTGGGACAAGAATCTTTTGTCCCATGAATCCTTGAATCTTTCATTTCCTAAGTGGTCAAGAATTATGAGTATGCTGCTTAAAGAGGGGTATATTTCCGGAGGAGAGATGATTGAGAGTGTTGAGGGCTTTTATCCTAGAATAAAGCTTATAAGACCGGAGATAACCTTAAAGGGCTTAGAGTATCTTGAGGAGAACAGCTTGATGAAGGAAGCGATAAGACTGATTCAAGGCGATTCAAATATTGTGAAATGGGAGGAAATATGAGTTTAACGCAAAAACTTTTACAGATTGATAGAGGACAGTTTCAGAAGGAAGAGTTTCTGGAAGTAAAGGCAAAGAAACTAAGCGAGATTACGGGAGAAGAGGTTGTGCTTAAGTTTCGCGCGCTTTCCGGAAAAGAATATACATCCATTGCATCCACAGCCGTGAGAGACAAGGGTGGGGTGGATTATTCAAAGGCTTATGATGTAAACGCTTTGATGATTTGTGAAGCCCTTATGGAACCCAGCCTTAAAGATAAAGAACTGCAAAAACATTTTGGAGTAGCCAGTCCTAAGGACTTGGCTTTTTTATTTTTCCCCGGAATGGAGCTGACAGTCCTTGCTGATAAGGTTACAAAGTTCTCCGGCTTTCTGGAAGAGGATGAAGTTAAAGAAGTAAAAAACTAATTGAGTCCGACAGCGAAACTAACGCGATGTATTGGCTTTTCCGCCTACATCACTGGAAGCCGTCGGACTTCTTTAATCTGGGATATGGAGAGAAGCGGATTGTACACGCATTCCTTCAGGTAGAGATGGAACAGAGGAGTAAAGAATGGCAAACAGAACTGTAGACGTAACGCTAAGGCTGGTAGATAAGTTTACCGGAGGAATCCAGAAATCGCTTAAATCTATAACTGCTATGGATAAGAATACTGCAAGAATTGCCGGAGATATACAAAAAGCCGGTGATTCCATAGCAAATACTGGAACAGCAATTACTGCAGCAGTTACAGTTCCGATTGTCGGTGCGGGGATTGCAGCAGTAAAAACTGCAGCGGATTTTGAAAGTTCCATGAGTGGTGTTAAAGCTATAATGGGTGAGAAGTGGGACGACAGCCTAACAGAACAGGCGAAGCACCTCGGCGCAACGACGGCATGGACCGCTAGAGAAGTCGGGGAGGCTATGCAGTATACCGCTATGGCCGGTTGGGATGCCAAACAGAACATGGAAGGTCTAAACGGTATTCTTTCAGCAGCGAGTGCCGGAGGGATAGGCCTAGCAGAGGCTACCGATGTCATGGTTGGTGCACTTGCAGGATTCGGAGAAGGTGCGGATCAGGCAGAGAAGTACGCAGATATCATGACTGCAACTTTCACGAATACAAAGACGGATATGCTTGGCCTCGGGGAATCCTATAAATACGTCGGTTCTCTTGCCGGAACACTCGGCTATGATTTTGCGGAAGTCAATACGGCAATCGGTATCATGGGAAATGCTTCTATTGACGGCTCTCAAGCTGGTACGACTCTTAGAACAGCGCTTCTTAATATGACAGGTGACTCTAAAGAAGTGAAAAAAGCAATGGGAGAACTGGGGATCTCCATGACGAACAGTGACGGCACGATGAAATCCTTTTCCGATGTTATGCATGATATGAAGAAAGGATTTTCGGGACTTACCGAAGAAGGAAAGCTTTTCTATGCAAACCAAATCTTCGGGAAAACTGCCACGGCAGGAATGCTTGCTGTAATCAATTCCACTGATGACGCCTATGACAGCCTCGAAAGAAGTATCAAAGGCGCGAGCGGTGCAGCAGGAGAGGCAGCCTCCGGGAGACTCGATAACCTAAATGGACAGCTGACGCTTCTTAAGTCAGCTATTGAGGGTATAGCTATTCGAATCGGTGATTTTATACTTCCCTACTTAAAACAGTTTGTAGAATGGGCGCAAAAACTCGCGGATAAGCTGAATAGCATGAGTGACGAACAGCTGAAGGCTGTACTCAAAAATATCGCCTTAGTAGCCAGTATAGGGCCTATGCTAATTGCATTCGGAAAACTGGTTAAAATAGTCGGTATTGTCATTAAAGTGTTTGCCCTTGTCTCAAAAGCTGGCGGTTTTATAGCTGTAATTACCGGCCCGGTTGGGTTAGTAATTGCAGCAATTTTAGTTTTAATCGGCATAGTGCTTTTAGTGCGGAAACATTTTGATGTTTTTAAACAGGCGCTAAGTAAGTTTAGTCCGGTATTTGAAAATATCATGGTTCATTTGAACGGCATTAAAGATACGGTATTAGCCGGCTGGGAGGCCATAAGTCCCGTATTGGGAATGTTCATTAATTGGCTCGGTGAAAGACTTGTTGCCTCAATAGGAGTAACGATAGGACTGATTTCTAGTGTTGTTGAGATCGTAGTTGGTGTTGTTGAAGGAATTATAAAAATTATTGGCGGAATCATAGAGTTCCTCGTAGGTGTATTTACCGGAGATTGGGAAAAAGCCTGGAAGGGTGTACAAGACGTGGTTGAAGGTATATTCACGGCCATATTTTCATTCATTAGCGGAATTATTAATGGAATAATAGGAGCGGTCAAAAATGTCATTGATGCTATAGGCAGTATCGTAGTCCCAAATAGTGGAGAAACCGGAACTGCAACCGCAACGACAGTCCCGAAGATGGCTGGTGGTACTATGAACTGGACAGGCGGACTTGTTCAAGTTAGCGAACGCGGAGGAGAAATCATAGACCTTCCTAGTGGATCTCGGATTTATCCCCATGACCAGTCTGTTGCTATGGCGAGAGCTGAGGGACGCAGAATGACTAGCACTAGTATATCGGTAAATGTCAGCGGGAATAATTTCACAGTTCGCGAAGAAGCGGACATCAATAAAATAGGTGATGCGATAGCGAGAAAATTGTCTATGGCTATAAGTAATAGAGGGGAGTGGACATTCAGTGGAAATATGGCTTAACAATATATCTATTCCGGTACTGCCCTCCGAATATCAGGTTCAGAGTTCGCAGAACAATCAGAGTGAAACTATCATAGGAATTGGAGAGGTTTCTTTGAAGGGGAAAAGGAACTTGATGACGGTTTCTTTCAGTTCCTTTTTTCCGCTCCGAAGAAATTCCTCATATTGCAGGAGAGGTAGCATTCTTAAACCACTGCAGTATGTGGATGCAATCGAGAGGATGAAGCAGACGGGTACCGTTAAGCTAGTCATTACAGGAAGCCCCATAAGAATGGACTGTACCATAGAATCTTTCGAATGGGGAGAGAATGACGGCACAGGTGATATTTTTTACTCAATCAGCTTTAAAGAGTACCGAAATGTTGGTGCTTCAAAGTCTTCTGTTGCCCAAGATGGCCTCGGAGAAAGTGCTCCGCCAGCGGATGGAGCAAACCAAGAAACGGCCCGTACCGTGCCAAAAGTTAGCACACAAGAGTATATAGTGAAAAAGGGAGACACGCTTACTTCTATCGCAAAGCGATTAACCGGCTCCTCCAACTGGAAGCCAATCTATACTGCTAACCGTGCAGTAATAGGGGGAAATCCTAATCGGATTAAAGTAGGGCAAAAGCTTGTTATTCCGGGAGGGTAAGAATGACAGTAACACTAATAAAAGATAGCGGGCAGTATTCCATCCCTGTATCTAAGGTTGAGTGGAGCGGGTCTGCAAGCCAAGCTTCTCGGGAACTGTCCTTTGACCTGATTAATGCTCCTAATGACAGCTTTGATATACCGAAGGTGTCTACCGGAGATTTTGTTAGTTTCTCTTATAACGGGGAAGAAGTGTTCTATGGACAAATATTTGGAGTGGAACGGAGCTCTAATATAGGGACGATTACCTACACGGCTTACGACATGATGAAGAATCTGCTGGAGAGCACCGGGCAGTACAATTTCAAGAATTTAACTGCAGAAGGGATAGCAAAGCAAGTTCTCGACGATATGCAGATACCAATAAGACATTTACACCCTACCGGCGTGAACATCCCCTCTTTTCTTTGTGATGATAAAGGAATCTATGAAATCATCATGGGAGCCTATACAAAGGCTCACCAGGTAACAAAAGATAAATACTTCCCAATGATTTATAAAAGAGGCTTTGCGGTCTATAAGACGGAATGGAGTGTAAGGAACTTTATCCTATCTGAATCAGAAAATATTACAGCTGCAAGCCTTACGGAAACAATGGAAACCATCGTGAACAGGGTTAAAATTTACGATGAAAAAGGGAAGCAAATAGGCGAGATAAAAGATGATGGATCTATAAAGAAGTACGGTGTTTTCCAGAAGATTTTCAAGAAGGAAGAAAAGGATACAGTGCAATCCGCTAATGCTCTTATGAGCGTACAGCCAAAGCAAGAGATAAAGATAAGTGCCTTAGGAGATATTAATTGCTTAAGCTGTTATTTTGTAAATGTTAAGGATTCCTCTACGGGGCTTAACGGAAAATACTGGATCAGTGCTGACCGCCATAGTTTTGACGGGGAAAAATACACGATGGAGCTTGATATCTGCTTTGATTCCGTTATGGATGAGAAAAGCTTTGATGAAAAGAAAGAGGATAAACATGTGGGAAAACACTCTGGCAAATCTGCTTCCAAAGGACGAGGGAAGAAAAGAGTTAAAGCTGGCGACGATGACCGGGGAAGATTCTTTAAGTCTGGGAAAGTTGGAGCTCCGGAAGGAGGATCTGTTAGTAAGCCAGCATCTAATAGGCCGTTTGTGCGTGGAAGCAATAATGCAGTCGCCAAGTAATGGGGGGTCTTGCACAGATAAGAGTAAATATTTGGATAAATTGAAAGCCGGAGATACCGTCCTTGTCTATCAACTTTCTGATTCCAAATTCGTGATAATTGATAAGGTGGTGAGTTTATGAGCCTTTTACCTTCTTTTTATGACGTAAAAGAAAACCTGACAGCGAATGAATATTTTCCGAGAGAATACGAAATAGATTTTACGGAGAACCGTCTTACCGGACGAATTGTGGAGGGGCTGGATGCAATCCGTATGTGGGTGTGGTGCTGTATGCATACGGAGCGTTTCCGCTATGCTCTTTACTCTTGGCAGTATGGCGTGTCACTAGAGAAGTATCTTGGGCAGACTACTACGGAAGAGTATCTGGAAGCCGACAGCAGGGCGGAGATAGAAGAAGCTTTAAAAATCCATCCCTATATCACGGGAGTGGACGATTTCCAAGTAAGTAAGAACGGAACAAAGCTAAAAATCAAGCTTACAGTAAAGACAAAACTGGGAAAAATTGAGGTGTCTGAGAATGTATGAGAATCAAACAATGGAAACAATACTCGGGAGAATGCTCTCCAGGGTGGAAGGGGATATCGATAAGCAAGAGGGGTCTTTGCTGCATACTTCTAATGCTTTAGCAGCTATTGAGCTTGCCACTCTTTATACGGAGCTCGATTGGATGCTGAGACAAGCCTTTACCGATACGGCGGATAGAGAGTTTGTCATTATGAGGGCGAAAGACAGAGGAATCACGCCTGAACCGGCTACCAAAGCAATCCTTAGAGTGAGCTCCACGCCGTCAGAGGTTGAAATCCCTATTGGGGAACGTTTTACAGGAGACACGGCAAATTACAAAGTGATAGAGAAGATGGATTCAGGATCCTATAAGGTTGAGTGTGAGGAGCCTGGAATAGTTGGAAACAAAACCTACGGAAAGATTATTCCCATCGGCTATATCGATAAGCTGGAAGAAGTGAATATCTCCGAGCTGCTTATCCCCGGAGAAGACGAAGAAAGCACGGAAAGCCTAAGAGAAAGATTCTTTAACTCCTATAAATCCGTGGCTTTCGGGGGAAACAAAGATGATTACGTTGATAAAGTTCTCGCCCTTCACGGTGTCGGTGCGTGTAGGGTGAAAAGAATCCCCGGGAACGATGTGGGTAAAGACGCTATCAAGCCTCCTGAAGGGACTGAAGCATGGATAAAAGGTCTATCCGGAAGTGAAGATAAAAAGAAGTGGCTAAGCCTTGTATATGAGCTGATACAGAAGAGCGCCCTGTCTTTAGGTGGAAGTGTCTCGGTTAAAGTACTGGATACCACTTTTGCAAAAGCAAGTACGGAGCTCATCCGACAAGTACAGGAAAAAATAGATCCTTTACACGGTGAAGGGTACGGCCTTGCACCTATCGGGCACACCGTCCTTGTGGGGGCACCACAGGAGAAAGAGATTGCTATATTGGGGCAGTTTACCTTCGCCAGCGGATATAGCTTTTCTGCACTGGAAAGCCAGATTAAAGAGACGATAGAAAAGTACATGCTGGAGCTTCGGAAGGCTTGGGCCGAGGAAAATGCGGTAGTTCGACATGTACAGATTACTGCAAGGCTACTAGCTATTGAGGGTGTTGTGGATATCAAAAACACGAAAATTAACGGAAGTGCAGATAATCTAAACCTTACAGAGGATGAAATACCGGTGCTAAAGACCGTTTCGGAGGGATAAATGGAAAATACGGATTTATTAGTAAATCTTCCGGAGTTCCTGAAAGCAGTAAAAGACTTTCAAGCTGTGGGTAAGAGTGAAAATCCGGAATTTACTCTTATATGGCTAAAAGCAGAGACGTGGCTAAAGGACAGATTTATATCTTCTATGACGGAAGACGGTCTTTCAAAAATGGAAGAGTTTCTCCGCATTCGCCCTTTAGACAGCGATACCGAGGAGGATAGAAGACAAAGGCTTCTCGCTATCGAAAATAAAGCACTTCCTTACACACTACGAAAGTTAAAAGAGGTATTAGGGAACACGAGCGGGGAAGGAAACACGGATGTGCTGGTGGAGGGATTCTCAGTTACTATTCCCGTTAAGCTTGCGAGTCTTAGATCACTCGATTTCATAAGAGAGACCGCAGAGCAGATGATACCAATGAATATGCACTTTGAAATTCATGTTATTTATAACCGTTGGAGGAATTTCAGCAAAAAAACTTGGGAAGAAATGAAATCGTGCACATGGGAAGATGCTCATCAAAATGAGAAGTGGCAGAAAGGAGTATCATGACGCAAACAGAAAACTTGAAATTAAACAAGCCCGATAAAACGGATTTTATAGATATAGAAAAGCTTAATGAAAACATGGATAAGATAGATGGCGCTTTAAAAGCCGCGCTATCTGTCGCGAATACTAAAGAATCGCTTGTCACACTTTCGGCCAGCAACTGGTCTTCCTCTGCACCATATAGCCAAAAGGTAGCTGTGTCAACGGTCAAGGCCTCTGACTCCGTATCTATGGGAAAGGCGCACACGAAGACATCCAGTCCTTCTGACATTGAGACCTATGACGAGATGGCGGGACTGATTACTAGCGCAGAGGTTACAGATGGCTTCGTGACCTTCTATTGTGCAGTAGAGAAGCCGACAGCTGATTTCAAGGTCAAATTAAAGGGGGGTAAGTAATGAGTAGTGTTTTTATACCTCTCGGCGGTGCCGGAGGAAAGAGCCGTGGTGATAAGGTGTTCATGGATGAAAGTTACACTCATCTAAAATTGGGAGACACTGCAAGCATGGCTCTCCCTCTTCCGGCAGGCGTTTATAAAAAATTCAAGCCGGAGAGAGCAGATGATGATTTACCGGAGTCTATCACATCGTCCGGAGACGGGAAAAATGCTGTTATTGTTCTGGAAGACAAGCTTCTCAAAAAGATGGCTCTGGAAGCCTTCGGAATCGCTTCGATAACAAATTTTAGTTTGTCCATGTACGCTCATCGACAAGTCCGGCTTACATGGGCGAAACCGAGCGAGGGCTTGTTTAGTGGTATACATTTTGTCTTCAAGTATGACAGTATGCCGACGAGTGAGACAGACGGTTTTATGGTTTATGACAGCGCCGATGTGCACTATGAAACGCCAAAACTTGAGGAAAGAGAGCTGTATGTAAGAGCGTACAGCTACGTCACGGTAAAAGACGGTAGGTGGTATGACGAAGGGAAAGTAAGTGCTCGAATCACCGTAACAGGAATCAGCGGTTCGGTAACTCTAGGTGTAGGTGCCGGCGTATGGACCGTACCAGACAAGGTGGACAAAATTCGATATATTCTTGTTGGACAAGGCGGTGCAGGAAATGATGGTGGGCGTAATTATTGGAATACCGGAGCTGGTGGCGGTGGTGGTTATTTTGTTACGGGGTACATGAATGTAACACCCGGACAGCAACTAAACTATGTAGTACCATCTTATCAAGAAGGACTTTTCCATACCATTGGTAATACCATTGTTGATGGAGTAAACTTACTGTCAGTTAACGAGCTTCAAAAATACACCTTGATATAGGTCCTCAACTTTTCAATTATCTTATTATCATTTTTATGTCATGTCAAAATTTTATAATAAACGGAGGTGGTTCCGTATGGAGAAAGTCTTCTTAACCGTTTCTCCCGGAATTGATGCATGGAGCCCATCTATATATTTCTTTGACGCATCATAGTGCTCTTTTAACACATCTCTAAGTCTTATTTCCTTTACACTTATCCCTTCTGTTCCGGTCGCTTCCAGCTTTCTTTCTTCTCGACCTATCCGCACCAACTGAAG